TTCTCTACGTTTGTCCCTATCTCCTTTGATGGTAAGGATATGTTCCTTCACCTTAATCTCAATATCTTTTTTATTGAACCCGGCGACAGCCATCTCAATGATGTACTTTTGATCACCGTCTCTAACTACATTGTGGGGTGGGTATCCATCGTTTGCATGTACATGTATATCTTGTAATGCGTCGAAAATATGGTCGAAACCTAAAAAAGCGTTCCTTGGGAAAACAAAGTTTCCAGTCATAGTATCCTCCTATTAAGCAAGGTTGTTGTATGGACCCGAACCATTCGGCATCCTATAATATATATAGTATCTTTTTTTCCAATTTAAACCAGTAACGTAAAATTTATTTTGTTCCGTTACCAATATTATATTTTGGACATAATTCCCATTGGTCTTTATCTTTAAAAGAAATGATTTTAATTTGTCTTAATGGTGCTATTGGCTGCAACTGTTCTTTATTTTCCACAGTTAATAATCCCCAATCACTCATTAATGTTGCTATTGTGTTTCTACGTCCAACATCATTTTCTTCTAAGTTTGATTTTTTACCGTCTAATAAAAATAACTCTTTAAAATGCACAATAAAGTATCTTCCTTGTTTGTGCAGTATATGACAGGATTGATATAGCTTATTATCTTTACGCGATGCTACACCAATTCTTGTAAGTGTTTCTCTTATTTTAAGGAAATCGTCCGGCTCGTTTAATGTTACCTCAAGCATATTGCTTGGGTTCCATTCTACAATCTTATTTTCTTCCACCTTTGGCCACCTTATTCTTTAATTCATTTATTTGTTCAGTGGATAGAAGTGTTAAAGCCTGACGCGCTTTTTCGTTGCTATAGCCATAATACTTCTTAACTACATCCAAATCACTAATCTGTTCTGGTTTAAACCATTTAGAAAACCTTTTACGTTTTCTAATTATATTTATAAAAAAATCAAATTGAAGGCGGTTATCAATATGATGATTACGATTCATTTCATTTGCAGCTAATACAGTATCAGGAAAGTATGATAACTGACGATTAACCATATATGGTGAATATGCCTTTTCAGCTATATCATCTACCATAATATTCTTCTTAGTGTAATTTATTGCATTGGAGTATTCAAAGGGATTCATTTTTTTCTACCATTGATTGTAATTCTGTTACCATAGGAACTATTGTAGCATCCCACCATTTTATAAATGCATCATAATTATTATCGAAATACGATTCTTTTATAAAGTTTTCAATTTGTAAACATTCAAATGACATTGATGGTTGTATTATACTATGTGCTGATAATAACTCACACATTGCAAGTTGATTTACAAATTGATTTAACATTTCTATTTCCATTATATATCCTTTGTTAACTTTTCTGCTAGTGCCATTCCCATTGTCCAACCAAGATGCCCTGCACCGCTGTTAACCCATAAACCTTTCACTTTACCAACAATGGGAAACATGTTTGGTGTCATTGGTCTTAAACATGCCCATTTCTCATAATCATCTTTATTAACAAAAGTATTTTCTTTTACCCAATCGGATAAAGGTTTAATTCTATCTTCTCTTATATCATGATTCCAACCGGCTAGTTCTGCCGTACCTGCAACTCTAAATACATTATTACCAAATGGTGAAGCCACAATTTTTCTATCATCATCAAGAACAGATATAGTAGGAGCTTCATAAGCATTTTGATATGTTATAGAATAACCTTTAATTGGATATATGTTCAAGTGTGGTAAGAAAGCTTTTGTATATGCACCTGCACACACTATAACTTCGTCATAATCTTTTTTAAGAGTTTCAATACTTATTGCCATATCTCTTGGATTTGACCAAAACACTTCATTTTCATTACGAACAATTTTATTAACACGTAAACTATAATTATATTCTTTACTAGATAACATATGAGTTGACAACGCAGTACAAAAAGCATGTATGTCGCCAACTGAATCACCTTTTGTAATAGTAGCACCTATCACATCATTTGATTTAATGTTATACTTTATAAGATTAGTTTTTGTTTTAACTCTACCCCAACCGGTATCTTTAAATCTATCTAAGGTTCTTTGTGCTTTATCCCAAGACTTTTGATTTTTATATATGTGTAATATGCCACAATCATTATGATGAAAGTCAATGTTTATTTCTTTCATTAACTTTTTAAGTAGTCTACGAGATCTTAAACTATATTCAATAGTCCTACGAGTATTATAATCATACTTATTAGTTATAGTTGCACCAATAAAACCAGCTATCCATTTAACTTTAGACCAAGACCAGTGATCCGGTCTAAAAGCAAGTGGTGCATCAGGCTGTGTTAACCACTTAATGCCTTTGATTATATTGTCATAGCTGTTCCATACTTCAGCATTACAAACAGAAAGTTGACCACCATTTGCATAACTACATTGCTCAGCAACGCCGTTAGGATCAAACAATACTACTTTATATTTTTTTGCTAGGAAGTATGCGGTGGTTATTCCAGCGACACCACCACCGATAATAGCTATGCTCTTTGTGATATTCCCCAATTTTCAACTCCACCAATATAATCTTCATAATTTATTTCAGCTTCTATATGTTCTTGTTTTAATTCTGTTGTTGGAAATTTATTTAAATGTGTATCATTCCAATAGAGCTGAGGAACTGTTCTATGACCTTTTTCTTTTAAAAAATCTTTTGCAAACATATCGTGGCTTACATTAATCTCTCTAAAGTCATATCCCCACTCTACAAGTTTCTTTTTTATTTCATAACAATAATAGCAGTCTTCTTGGGTGTATAGTGTTAGTTTAATTGAATTGAACATCTGACATTACCTCCGTTAAACAAGCCACCACGTTAAGTTCGTGGTCAGCTACAAATGCATTTTTATATTGGTAGTCTGCAAGCAGAAGAACGAGTTGTGGAATAGATTGTGGTGCAACTTTATCTGACATCCTATCATAAATGGCTCTAAAAATAGCGCTTGCATCTGTATCTATATTATTTACAACCCAATTTCGCATACTTTTAAAATTTTTATTTTTCAAATGAGAGAATAAATCATCAAAGTTTTTATCTTTTAAGTTGTTGATAATACCAGAGTCTATCCTATTGTTGACAGAATATCTCTGTAGTTCATTTAATACTCTACGCCAATCTGGAGCAAACTTCATAATTAGTTCTGCTAAAGCTTTGTCGTCATATTCAATATTTTCATTATCTAATATAGTTTTACATCTAGCCATAAATGATTCACATAATTCAATCATAGACTTTTTAGATGTGTTAAATTCATACACACCACATCTAGAATGAAGAGGCTCGATAATTCTGTTTTTAAAATTACATGTAAGGATAAATCTACAGTTATTGGAAAACTCTTCGATAAATCCACGTAATGCAGGTTGTGTTGATTGCGGGTTTAAGTAATCAGCTTCATCTAGTATTACAACTTTAAAACCACCTTGTAGTGAGACAGATGATGCAAATTGTTTAATCTTAGTTCTTAATGTATCAATGTTACCTTCCTCAGAACCATTGATTAGAATATAGTCACACTCGAGCTCATTACATAGAGCTCGAGCGACTGTGGTCTTACCTAAGCCGGCAGTACCAGTGAACAACATATTAGGAAGTTCTTTACTAGCAACTATCTTTTGGAAGGTTTGTTTTAAAGATTCAGGTAAGATCGTTTCCGATACTTTTTGAGGCCTGTACTTTTCAACCCATAAAAACTCAGAACTCATTACTTCTTTTCTTCTGGTTTCTTTTGCTCACTCGTATCATTCATTGCATCTTCTTGCTGAAGTGCCTCACTAATTTGAATGATTTGAATACATTGGTCTCTTAAGCTACCTATGGTGGAAAGCTCTTCGCCTTTGAATCCACCTCTTTGAGTTACAGCATCAATTACTGCTACTGTACTTCTACTTGCTTTATTAGCAAGATCTTTTAATTGAGTTAAATTATCTGACATGTCATGCTCCGTATGTTGAAGATTTTTCAAGTGCAATCCAATAAGTTAAAGGTAATTCTTTATTCTTGAATTGCGTTATTAATTTAGATGATATTTCTACATCATAGTCACCGGGTAAGATCTTAAGATTAGAAATACTTATGATGAAATTAAAGACAGCGTCCTGTTTAAACTCACCATCAATATCAATTGAAAAAGCATTTGATGTTGCATTTTGGTTTTCAACAACTGACAAACTTAGTACACCATCTTTTGCTTTAATTGATACTTCACTGTGACCTAAAGTTGATGCAGCTTTTTTTAACTTATTAAGTGTATCATTATCTAATGTAAACTTAACATCAGCTTCAGGCATATTAACGTCCTTAGTTGCAGTTGTTAACGTTTCTTCTGCAGCATAGAAATATTTAATTTTAGATCTACCTGATGAATCAGAAACAATAACAAAGTCATCTTCGAACTTTAAGCTTGGAGTATCTACTAGACCCATTACTCCAATAAATTCATTTAAATCATATATACCAAAATCTTTGGTAAATTGTTCAGAAACATCTGCAGTAGCAATCATGTTTCTAGTTTCACTCATGGTCTTAATATTATTTCCTGACCTAATCATTATGTTTTGATTAATGCCAGAAAAGTTCCTAAGAACATTTAAAGTATTTTCACATAGTTCCATTATAAACCTTCCTTCTTAATTTTATAGTATATTATATCACAATTTTTTATAAAAGTAAACATTTAATTTTTTATCCTAGAGAAATTTTTGTCTTTATAAAACTCTATCTTTGATTCAAACTTACCATCTAATATATCTCCTTTGTGTGATATAATAAAAGTATTACTATCAGCATCCAAAGTATATAATATTTTTAATAAGTTTTCAATACCATCATGATCTAATGATGAATCAAATGTTTCATCGAGTACCAGTAGATTAGTGGCTACTGAGTTTTTCATCTTTGCTATCTGTCTCCAAGTAAATAACAAAGATAAATCTATTCTTTGTTTTTCACCTTCACTAAATGAATCATAAGTAAAATCATCTCTGTGTCTAGATCTGATAGTCTCATTAAAGTTTTCATCTAAATTAAAGTGAACAAAGAAATCTAATACTTGTAAATATTGATTAACAAGTTTATTAATTGTTGGTAAATATTGTTTTATTATTTTTGTTTTAATTCCAGTATCTCTTAACATTTCAGCAATAACATTATTATATCCAAACTGCTCGTTAAGTTTTAATTTTTCTTCAAATAAACTTTCTTTATCAGCATTCATAGTTTCTAAATCCTGCCTAGCACCTGTAAGATCTGCAGAAACTTCTGATTTTATATAAGTTTGTAATTCATCATTACTTTTATTTAAAGAATTAATTTCTCTATTATTAGCATTAATAGTATCTGTTTTTTCCTTAATGCCTTTTATTATTTCTTCTAAAGAAACTATTTTATTATCGATAATTGTACCATTACTTTCAACACTGCTTAAAGATGATTGTACTTGATAAGCCTCATTTTTAGTTTGTGATACAAGTTTATCTTTATTTTGTATAGGTTGTTCACAAGTTGGACACTCATCATTCTTTTCTAAAAATAAACCACGTTTTGCAATTGCTTTCATTTCTTGTTTTATAGTTGCGATTTCAGCAATGACTTTATTTTTTTCTGTTTGTAATTCTTTTAATTCATCTGTTGCAGTACTTGATTCAAGTTGTTTACTTAAATCACTATTTTGTGTTTGTAGTTCTTTTATTCTTTCTTTTGCTGTTTTAATTTGTTTTTGATATTTCTTTTTATTTTCTTCTGTAAGTGCTGCAATATCTCTTATATATTTTGATTGTTGTTCTATTTTACTTTTTATTATATTTGTGTCGTTATTTATTTTACTAATATTTTCTTTTAGTATAGAATTTCTTTCTCGTAATAAGATATTCATTTTTGAAAATATATTAATGTCCAAAAGATCCTCTATAACATTCCTACGATGTCCAGCATTGAGTTGCATAAAAGGTATGAAGGAGGAAGAACCTAATACAACAACCTGATGGAAACTTTTATGATTAAGTTTCAGAATGTTTTGTTCGAGGATCTTCTGGTATTCCATGGCGTGTGATGATTGATTAATCATATTACCATCTTTCCATATTTCAAACGTGTTTGGTCTTATACCACGTACAATTCTAAACTGCGCTTTACCTATGGAAAACTCTACTTCAACCACCGCTTGTTTTTGGTTGATGGAATTTATTAATTGATTTTTACTTATCTTTCTGTGTGGTTTACCAAACAATGCAAATGATATAGCATCTAGCATTGTAGATTTACCTGCACCGTTTTGACCAACTATAAGAGTTGATTTGCTTTTATTTAAAGCTATCTCTGTAAAATAGTTACCAGAAGATAAAAAGTTTTTATACTTAATAGATTTAAAAATTATCATGCTATTTCAAGTGCCTGTGCTTCAGTCATTAATTCTCTCATTTGAATTTTGATTTTATCTTTATCTAAATCTGTATCAACAGCTTCGATATAAGAATCAACTATCTCTGTAGTATCTTCAAAATTTACTTCTTCATCATCTACATTAGCACCCATAAACTCATTAAAGTTTTCTGCAATCTTTAATTCATATATGTCTTGGTTCTGAATGTTATCTATAAATCTATCAAAAGTAAAAGGATCAGTTTTTTCTGAAACAACAACCTTTACAAACTTTTTGGATAAATTTTTATTATAATTATTATAATCCATTTCTTTATCATTGTACACAATTTTTTCAAATAATGTGTAAGTATTTCTTATTTTTTCTATTTGTCTTGATTCTGTATCAAGTATATGAAAGAACTTTGGATCGTGCGCATCTGACCAAAAAAACTCCATAGGATTACCAAGATACCAAATGTTGTCTTTTCGAGATGCTGTATGATAATGGCCAGATAATACTTGTTCAAACTTTTTAAATATCTTTGGATCCATGCCGTGAGGTGCTAATATACCTCTACCAATTTCAAAGTTAGCTAATTCTAAATGTGCGCCTAACCAATCAGCTTTACAATCTTTAATAAAGTTCATTGATTGATCATAATTATCTGCGCATATCCATGGAAGTAAAGCCATACTTAAAGAACCATATTGCATAACTGTAGGTTCCATAACAATATGAATTTCGTTCATATAATGTCCTAGACATTCTTTTAATGCATTAAGTTCGTTTGTGTTTTTGTAGTAAGTATCGTGATTCCCTGGTATAATATCCATAGTCATATTATTTTTTCTCAATTGGTCAAGGAATACTCTACGGTTTTGATTTAAAGCTTTAAAGTTAACAAACTTGCGATGATCATAATAATCACCTAAATGTAATATTTGTTTCACACCGCGCTTTTCACATTCCGGAAAAAATATATTAGTATAAAAATCTTCTGCATTATCTAAGAATACTTCAGAAGAGTTTCTGATACCGCAATGAGTATCACATAACAAAGCTATTTTCATTCCATAAACTCACTCAAATCTGAATCTGCTATTTTCACTTTACGTTTCTTTCTTTCTTTTTTTACAATCTCTTTAATTTCTTCATCAGTATTTCTGACTCTTTGAATTCTATCTCTTAAAGTATCTACAAAATGTGTAGCCGTATCCGAAGCAGTTGCCTCTGAACCTATATCAATAAAACTATCGATACCTGATTTGGTTAAATACTTTAGTTTAATTTCTTGTTGTTTCTTTTCTTTTGTTATTCTTCTTAAGAATGCATACCAAGTAATTTGTGTAAAGTATGCGAATGCGTTTGGTTTACCGGTTCTCGTTGCAGCTTCTAGATTGTAGTTACCTATGGCTTTTAGACAGTTTTCAACTGCGTCCATAACCATTTCTTCTCGATACGTGTATCTAATAAAATTAGCTTTGTGTGATAAACCTTCAGCTATCTTTAAAAAGCATTGTGCAATATAGTCTGGTACTTTAGGAATGTTAGTTTCGTTTTTTCTAGCAGCATCTACTTTTTCAACGTATTCGACAACTGCCGTAGAAAAGTCAGAGTTGTTAACATAATGTATACTTTTTTTTCTGGCCATTTTTCCACCTTTCATAATATATTATACACCTATTTTTACTAAAAGTACATAGTTAAATTTATCTCTTAGTAGATAACTCGTACTCAAAGTTTTGTGTAGTATTATTAATTCTTACTTGTTTAGCACCATTTTTTGCATGAAAGTTAGTTGCCATAGGAGTGCGCGGAGAAAGAGTAACCATTCTTTTTGTAATGGTTCTTTTTTGTTCTAAAAATTCTCTAACTCTATTAATGATTTCTCTACCAGCACCTTTCTTATAACTCCAAACTGTATAAGCAACAGCAATTTCTCCATCTTGTCCGTCTTGACATGCTGCTTGACTTAACCAATCCATTTCTTCAACGCTGGTAGGGACTTTATTTGTATATGCGACACAAACAATGGCCTCAACGTTATCGTCTGATCCTAGTCCATATATTTTTCTTTTAGACGAAAGCCTCCATTTTAGATCTAATTCTGGTCTTATAGGATCTTCATCTACATTAATATAACTAAGTTCAATTAATTCATTTTTTGTTTCCATAATATTTCTCTAAGATGTGAAAATAACTGTGTACAAATGCTAAAAAGTATGATAAAATAAAAGAGTGTATTGGGGAGAGAGGGAGTATACCTAGTGAAACGTTTTATTAGTTTTAGGTTTAAATTGTAATATGTTACTACTATCAGAATCTGGTGACGGCTGTGGTTCTATTGTTGCACCGTATTTTCTTTCTAGAAAATCGTCCATTTCATCATCTGTAAGGTCTCTTATCACCTCTTGTATTTCATCTAAATTAGCGTAAACCTTTTTTCTTTTACCGGATTTATCTAATTTTAAATCTTCTTTTATGCCTACAAGGCACGCTTTATAATGTTTTAATATTTTTGATGTTGGATTCGTTGTAACTATAATATGTGAGGAGTTTATTGTTTGTAAAGATTCCGGATCGTCTTGAAAAGACATCCAAGGTCGAAAAGCAAAAAATCTCCACCCTTTTTGATAATCTTCTACACCGATTATTCGTAATGCTTTTTTTACTAAAATGTCACCAACTTCATCGTTCGTGTCCCATTCTACGACTTCGCAAATTATTTCTTCATTATTAGTTAATTTAAATTGTTTTATATTCATAAACTTACTCTATAAGTCTTGTGGTTAAATTTTTCTCTTCCATAAATTCTTAGTCGTTCATCTGCATGTAACATGCCATAATTCTTTTTAGTAATATCGTCGATAATATCATAGAGAGTTGTACTCTTACCGTCATCAGTCTTTCTTAATCCTCTACCTATACTTTGCAAAACTCTTATTTGTGATTTAGATGGAGATGCAAATACTATATTATGTAGGTTCCTAATATTTATACCTGTGCTAAATGTACCGAGTGAAGCAACTGTAATCGAATTTTTTTGTTTTTCTACTATGGCTCTTATAGCTTCTCTATCTGTAGCAGCAGTTTCGCCAGATACAAAAAAAATCTTGCGGCCTTCTTCAACTTGATCTTTCATCAAATTATAAAGTGGCTTACCATGTTTTTCTACATAGTTATATAAAACAAGTGTATTACCTTTTAAATCTAGTGTTAAATTTTTTATAAAATTATTTCTTTTATTATTTGTTACTATAAATTCTAATTCTTCTTGATATGTTTTCTTTCCAAATTTTTTCTTAGATTCCTTATCGTATTCTAATATGATTCTACGTATTGATAACTTAGCGAGCGTATCGTTATCTTGTAATGCTCGTGTGCTTGTGACCCTATAAACTTTACCAAAGAGTCCTTGTAAGACCAGTTCATGTGTTAATGCTCCATCTAATGTTCCTGTTGTACCAAATCGATATTCTGCTTCTGTACATTTGTTCATTATAGTTGTTAATGATTTTGATTTAAATCCATGGCATTCATCACCAAACACGGTTCCAAACCGAGCAAACCATTCTTTTGGAAATCTATGTATTGATTGCCACGTGCTTATTATAACTCTTTTAAATGTATTCTTATCTTTACCTGAATAAATTTTATGACACTTATTATCTACATCATAACCATAAGATTTAAAATCATTATACATCTGTTCTACTAAAGAAGTAGTAGGTACCACTATTAATATATCTTTTTGAGATTTATCTAAGGCTGATAATAACCATCTCATTAATACATATATTATTAAAGATTTGCCAGATCCAGTTGGTGAAAGTAATATGGCATTCTTTCTTTGTATTCCAGTACATACAGCATCAAACTGATAGTCTCTTATTTTAAATGGTAATTTTAAAGCTTCAATAAACTTCATCATAAAATCTGCGTTTATTTGATTTCCTTCATTAGGATTACCATATTCTGTTTCTTCTATGTCAACTTCGTATTCTCTACCTTCTGCAAAAGAAACTATTTGTGGAAATAAACCTGCAGATATTTCACCGGTTATTTGATTATATAATCTTATTTTACCGTCCCACATTCTATTTCGATATGCAGGCATAAATTTATATCCTGGCACATAAAAAGAAAAGAATTCTCTTAATTCGGCGCCTATGCCTCTATCGCATTCTACTCTAAGAATAGCGTGATTTAATTTCCTGACTCGAATTGTTTCCATCTGATCATGTTCGATATTGTTTGGTGTCGCCATTTTAAATTATCTATTATCTCTGTTACTGTTTCTACATATGTTTTCCAATATTGTATCAATTCTTCTGATTCTTGTATTTCTGGATCGCTGTCATAATAATAATCCATTTCGCCTTTAAGAACTTTTAAACCATCAAAAGGATCCGGATTCCAACCTTTTTCTTTCAAAGTTTCATGATCCATCTTACCATTGTAATATAACCATTTTTCTTTTAATAAACTCTTTTGTGCGCGCTCAGCACGCCTTAGTTCTAATTTTGCTGTAGACCACATTTGAATATATTTTGCGTGTAAGGCTGGTGTTTTTCGAGAGGTTTCGTCGAGTTGATAGGTGTCAATTTTACAATCTTTAATCCACATAGAGTGGATTTGTTTCAAGTTAAGCATAATATCTCCAATAATATATATTAACCGGTTACAGTCCCAGTTACATCAAATGAATCTGTAATTGCACCAGTTGTTGAATTAAATATCTTAATGTCAAAGTACGTGAATCTAAAAGAAGCACCAAATGTTAAAAAAGATTCAGCACCACTAGTAGCTTGAAACTGAATATCAGTTAAAGCTGTTGGTATACTATCTCTATATATAATTTGCGCAACAGCATTATTTGAACTGTTTAATATAGATAGAGTAATATCTGATTGTGCAGGTGGTTTTTGCGTAGCGTTTTCAAATCTATCAAGAGCAGTTACATTATCTTGATCTAATATGCGTCTCATCCAGTTATGCATTTCTTGATAAGACTTCATATCTTCATCTAAAATGATATTTGCTAGCATTTCATTATATGTAAGTTTATCGCCAACAAATGGTATAGCAGCAATCTTTTTATATCCTAAATCTGCGGTATTCATTATAACACCAGCATGCGTAAAGTCTTGTACAAAAAACTCTAAGTTAGGATAATTCTTTCTATCTATTACTAATTTAAAACCAGTCGGTTGTAAATAGTTAAAGTTGCTAGTTAATGCCATTAGTGCGCCTACAAGTTATGTTCATAATATTATTTATACAAAAAAAGAGGAGCCGAAACTCCTCTTTTTCAATATTAAGTACTAAGACTTAGGCACCTAGAATATTGTCAACTCTAAATATTCTGTAGTACTGGTTAGTCTTAACAGCGGCTAAACCTGAAGTAGGTTGTGCACCTACGAATGGGTTACTTACCATGCCGTATCTGGTTTTAAAACCAATTTTTGGCTGGAAAGTATCCTCGCCTACTGCTCTTACCATTGTTAATGGTACGTATGGGCAATAGAAGAGACCTGCATCGTATGGATTAGTTCCCTTATAACCTACTGTTACATAATTTGCTTGCGCATACGGATCGATGTAGACTTTAGTTCTACCATTAAGAACACCAGCAAAAGTATTACCTGTGTCATCAACGTTTAATGATGTTGATAATGCAGGTGTGTAGTCTAACATACCAGCTGCGCTTAATGCTGAAGCCACGTCTGAAGAACAGATTATGAAGTTACCTTTTCCTCTACGTGTCTCGATTGCAATTCTATTACATTCTCTTTCGATCTGTAATATTAGTCCCTTAAACTTTTCTACTGACCATCTGCCATCTGCATCTGTCTGTACGTTGAAGATACCATTGATAGCTGTGTTGGACTGTAGAGCACCAGTTTTAGCTTGAGAGTTAATAGTTCTGATAACTTCTCTATTGATTTCAGCTAAGATTTCTGTTGACAAGATATTTGCCAATTCTGTCTCAGCGTCAAGACCGTGAATTGCTTTAAGGTCTTGAGCTAATTCTAAGCTGTATTCAGCTTTTAATGCTCTTGACTTAGCAGTTACAGTTGCTTTTTCAATAGTGAAACCCATCTCTTTGAAAGTAGATCCACCTGATGAACCTAATGCTTCAGCGTCTTCTGTTTGCATACCGCTTGCTGCAAGAGCTGTAAGTCTATCGTTATCGATTGATGAATCTCCGTTTGAATCGGTGATATTGTTTAAACCTGATACGTTATCAGAATCGTGAGTACCAGCACTGTCACCAGAAAACTGAGTCTCAGCTTCGTTGAATAGTGCTTCTCTATTTGATGTTGAACCACCACCGTATCTTGACTTCATCGCGAAGATTAAGCCAGTTGGACCAGACATTGGCTGCACGCCGCAGATGTCATATGCCATTAAGTTTGGCATTGCACGTCTTACTAGTGCGATCAATACTGGGTTCCAATTTGATACAGAGGTTGTTGCGTTTGCTGGAGCAGCTTCAGTAATCAGACCTTCTTCTCTAAGTGCGATCTCTTGATTCTCAAGTACTGCAGCAGTAACGGCTTTCTTATGGTGATCTTGAATGGTACCAGCAGACTCTTCGTCCAATACTGGGGACCACTTTTCGATCAACTTATCGTATGATACTGTCATTTAGGACTCCCTATTTATTTGCAGTTTTCTTTATTGCTTTAAGATATGAATCCATTGAACCTGTTGACTCAACTACTGGAGCGTCATCATCTTCAATGATTTCTTCCTGGGTTTTAGCTGTCTTAGCAAAGTATGACTCTTTTAACTGAGCTACTTTCTGTGCGAAAGTTTCTTCGTCTTCGAAGTCTACGTTTTCTGCTAATCCTTTTAGCTTTTCGACTTGAGTTTCAGCTAAGTCTTTAGAAGCTTCTCTAATGATAAACTCCCTTTTATAGCCTTCTAACTCTTCAGCCATTTGAATTGACCTCTCAGTTGAAGCATTGAGTTGAGCCTCAAGTTCTTCAACATTGTCAGCAAGTTCGTCAACCATGTCAACTTTATCTTCTGGCACCTGAATGTGTGACTCAGTAAATAAGTCTTTCAACTTATTCATAAAGTCTTCAGCAATTTCAGTTCTTAGGCCATTTTGAATAGCTAACTTGTTGTCTTCCATCCAGCCTTCAACTACGTAGTTTAGATAGCTGTCTACTTTCTCTACAAGGTCTTTCTTGGTGCTTTCAATTTCTTCTGAAAGCTCCTCGTTATACTTATCTTCTAGTCTGTCAATCTCTGCATTTACTTTTGTATTGATTGCAGCTTCAAAGATAGTTTCTGCTTTCTGCTTGAATTCATCAGACAGTGTAGCTTCTTCATTGACAAGTGCTTTAAGATCATCTTTAAAATCAACTTCAACTTGAACTTGATCTTTGACTTCTTCTTCTTCAGCGATTTGCTCGCCAGAGAATACTTCAGGATCTGTGCTATTATATTGCGTGAACATTGCATTAATAGCTTTCTTATCCATTTTCTGCATTGAACCTACCATAGCAGCAATCATACCTGCTTTAGTCTTTGGCATTGGATCTTTCTTGGTGTTGTCGCCTTTACGCTTTGGAGCGGTTCCGGTTGCTTCACCAGCTTTGTCAACAGAAGCGACTGATTGAGCTTCAGCATTTT